CGCGGCCTATCTGCATCGAAAATCTTCATGTCTTGCTTATTTATTTCAACAAATCTGTTTCCACTTGTTTTAAGTGTTACCCCTTCTAAAACTTTTCCTTTAATATGATTTGCTGTAATGAAACCTACTAAGTTAATTCTGTTCGCATTCAACGTAATGTTTTCTTTGCTCATATTAAATGCTGCAATTACATCGTTCTCTTTTACAGATAGACTAACGCCCTTTTCAGTTAACTGAAGACGGGTTTCCATATCTCTTACATAAGAATCTTTTGCAAATTGTCCATTTGCTTGCTCTATTGTGTATACTTCTTTCTTTTTTGCTGCGGCATTGATACCCTCTTCATTTATAGTGAAACGGTTGTCGATCATAGTCATTTTCTGATTAAATTGTTCCGTTGCAAGTTTATTAGCTAATTCGCCCAATAAGTCTTGTTTATTTTTATCAACTGTTTGCTTCAACTCAGGTATCTTAAACCCAGCAACATAATCCTCTACTTGTTTCAGCTCAACTTTACCTTGCAGTGCTTTCGCAGTATTTTCCCAACCAGCTTTCGCCTCTTGTAATTGTCTTCCTTGTTCTGTCTGCGTATTTTGTATTAATGAGACATTTTGTTTAATGGTAGTTGCATCTTTTTCTACAGTAGCAACACGTTTATCAAAACCATTTTGATTATTTTCCACTTTTGTGATTGTTTCTTTAATTCCATCCACACTTTTTGTAATTTCAATTGTTTTCTGGGTGAATTCATCCGTTGTTACCTGTTCTTCAGGCGGCGCTGTCCAATCTTGCGGCTTATTCCCTTTATACAAGGCAACCCATTCCACAATAGATTTCGTAGTGCTACTCGGATAGTTATATAAGCTTAACTTTCGTTCATTTCCACTTGTAGCTGCAACTGCTTTGAAGGTTACATACGTTATTCCATTCGCGTAAACACTTGTTGCATATCCAACATTGCTAGACCCACCATTCTGCCAAATTCCAAATTTCTGTCCTTGTGGGACACTCCCTTTAATTACAAAGGTATATTCTTCACCCGCAAAGGAATTTTCAGTTAGAGTATATTGATTGATTAGATAGTCTGTTTTTTCATATTTAACATTTGATTTTAATAAAAGGTTACGTCCACCAGCTTTATCACTATTAACCTTTGTTTCTACACTCGTCAACTTCTCACTGATTTTCCCAGCTTTTTCTTCTATTTCAGTAGTTGTTTTCTTTAGTTCACTTGTTGTTTGTTGCACATCAGAAATACTCTTCTTTGTACCTTCTACAGTTGTTTCAACTGTATTTAATTTATTGCTAATGTCAGTATCTTTTTTCGTTAACGATTCAATAGAAGTTTTAAATCCATTAGAATCCTGTTCAAACTGAGTTACTTTCTTATCGATTTCACCTTGTTTATTTTCGATATTAGAAATTGTACGACTGACACCTTGTAAACCTTCCTGTACTTTATTAAATTGTCCTGTAGCTTGATTCTGTGCTTCTTGTACCTTTTGGTTTAATTCTGTTTTTGTGACCTCAATATTTTTATTAACCTGCTCAAGTGTTTCTTTCTTAACTGATTCAACATCTGGTACAACCGATTCCCAAGCTGTACCTGTCCATATTTTTAAAATGCCGGGCTTTCCGTTACTAATATCACGCCAAAGCGTTTTATTAGGTTTAAGACCTGTTGTCGGTGGATTCTTAGCTTCTATAATTTCAACAGTATTATTTTTAATATTCTCTTGTACCTTTTCGGCAAGTGTTTTCGCTGCTTCTGATTCTTTCTTAGCGTTACTTGCTGTTTCATTCGCTTCTTTCACCAATTTATCTAGCTGATCCAGCATTTCTTGTTTCTCACCGAATTTACTAAGGATTCGGTTGTAAATCTTCCGTAATTCCTCGTTTTGGTCTACTATCTCTCTATAATCCCCAAATTCGTATTTATCTTGTTCAGGATCCGTAAAAGATTCATCACCGGCAATTACACGTGCTTCCAGGTATAACTTAGGTGTGAAGCCTGTATCTTTGATTCGGATTGTATCTCCTTCATTGATTAGTTCATGCGCTAGTCCGAAAATTCGACCGATTGATTGTGCCTCTACTTCATACGAAACTGAAGAATTAATACGTTTTTTCAGTTCTATTTCCATTAACGTCATTAAACGTTGTGGCGTCATATTTAACTCTTCTGTTTCTGGCGTATAAAAACCAAACTTATGCTTACCACGTTCGTTCCATCGTTGAAATGCATCATTATCGACAATATACGGAAGTCCCCTGTTAATACTTTCAATAGTGATTACACTATCGCCTTCACCTTTTACAAATCCGACTAACGCTGTACAAATATCTCTTGAATGTTCAATACGTGTAACACCTATCAAATCTTTACCTAACTCTATTTCTTTGCCAGTGTCTCGGCCACGCCTTTGAATCATATCGACATACCATCCAACTATTTGTGACCCTTGAACCTCAACACGATATTGAATTTCTAATTTGAACAAAGAAGCTATTTTCTTCAAAAAGGTTAACGGATCCATAAATTCATCAATGGTCATCGTATGGAATCCTGCATAATCTGTTTTTCCACGTTTCCATTTCATGCCTACAAGAGCCATATCGATAAATTCGTTTACTGTTTTACCTTCTATCCTTTGTGGTTTTATAATGCCTGATTTAGCAATTTGAACCCAAGCTCCTGAAGCATATGTGGTAATGGATCGTTTATCTGAATTCTTCTCTGTTTCTGTAATGACATATGGTACAACTCTTCCATCGCGAACTTCTTTTAGAACAAGATTTTGTTGTTGTAACGTAGCCGAATGAGTTGTTCCATCAAAGACAGCAAAATCCAACATATCAACATTGTTTTTCAGTTCCCAATGCCTTTTGTCATCCCAATAGTCATTTGACTGGATAGCTGCAACGATTTGATCTGTTTTAAAATCCACAACATGCAAAATGCCGCTTGGTGTTCTCATCTATATCTCTCCCTATAACTAACGGTCGCTTTAACATCTGGTGGCATTATTTCGATTAAATTTTCGCCACGTATTACAGTTGGAAAATTACTAAAAATGTCTTTTAAATTAATTGCATTCTTACCGTTAATTGTTACAAGACTTTTTTCTGTATCAATAATAATTTTGTCTCTTGCATCAAAAATGTAAGGCGGATCGTTTTTGGTATTTAAATTTACTTTCCAAAACTTTAAATCACTAACTGACATCGCTTCTACGGGCGGAACATCTTGCCATTGCATAATACTAATCTGAATTTGTGCAGCTTTTTCCATATGGTAGTTATTTTCATCTGTCCACCGCGCAAAACGTTCTGAATCATCTTTCTCTGTCCCTGGTAAGAATTTTGAAATATAAGCTTCCCATACATTTCCTGTTCTAGCTATCCACAATCGACCAAAATACTGATTCCATGTATTCGGATAATCACCACTCTCATAAATCAGTCCTGTTTTTCCTGGCTTGTTATCATATCCAATAACCATCGTTCCGAAATTTTGTTCAGCTTGCCAAAAGAGGTCGTTCATAGCAATTTTTGAAAGAACCTTGCTATTTTCATCAAGTATCGCTATCTCCACTCGGCCCATTTCATTAATCTTTTTACTCTTACATGTAACATAAGCTTGCATAATGAAATCTTGTACTGGACCGCCAGGTATATTTTTTTTAACAGCTGCACCATGCCATCCTTTGCTTGTACTGGTACCAAAATCAGAACAATAGAATTGGTATTTATCGGACTTCATTTCACCAACCGGATCACCATCTTCCATTGAACTGACTTTACTCCAACCTACAGTGGTAGCCATTTCATCCCATATAAGCCTTTGATTTCTTTCGACAGGTAGTTGCTCTGTTTTTAAGGGATAACCGATTCTGAAGTAATCACGATTATAAGGGGACTCACCAAACCACACATCTAAAAATGTACTTGGTTTCTGTGCTTCGATTTCAATAATTGGAGGTGCTTCTATATTCCCTTGATTAATAAAAGAAGTTGTAACTTCAGTATCACCTTTTTGAGAGAACGTGTGAATATTTTGTTTTCCTAATTTATATGGCATTGGACAAACAAAAGTAATAACGCCTTTACCTCTATTAATTATTTCATCCAAGTCAACAGAACCATCGATTAATGCTAGATAAGTCCTATCTAATTCATCATCAAAAACAAGTTCAGCAGGTTGCTCTGTATAAAGCCAATCCGCTAAATCTTCTTTTACCTTTTGTAAATCAGCCATATCTTTTTTCGCTTTAATTACAAGAGGAACATCAATACGACGTTCCTCCGTTTCTGTATGAAGAAAAAGAGCCCCTGCGCGATGAGGGACTCTTACTAATTTTCTTTTAACTGGAGCCCAGGAAGGGCGTTTTCTTCCAACTAGCATTTGAATATAATCTTTTCTGATCTTATTAAAAGTAAAACTGAGTTTCCCCACCATGCTCACCACCCTTAAAATTCCGCTCTTCTTTTTTGGTCACGATCTTGAAGCTTTGTCGTATATGCGTAACTTCCGTTTGCTAGTTCTTTTCCATCTAAAACGTTTGTCATATTTACCGTTACATTCAGTTCTTGCTCTCTACCTAATCTATCCGAGAACATAGTTTTTGCTGTAGGTGCGTTGTTATAAGGTGATTGTAGTTGCGTATACCCATTGAAATCAGCAAGTGTATTATGCGGGATACTATAATGCGAAGTTTGGAATCCAAAATCAAAAACAGATGGCATATTCCCCATCTGTTTCTTAACCGTTCCAACTACATTTTTTGCTGCATCTACAACAAAACGTTTCCCTTTATCCATACCAACCCCAACACCTTCTGGTACGGCGCTACCGACTGGAATCATCACTTTAGATGGACTGTTAATTTCTAACGCTCCAGAAATAGTCTTTTTAATCTCTCCAGCAATGCTTTTCGCCTTACTATATAACCCACCTGTCGCATCATCCAAACCTTTTTCAAGACCTTCTATGATGGATTTACCAATGGAACGTAGATTTATAGTGCTAAAGAATTTTTCAACTGTATTCCACTTATCTTCAATATCGCTCTTTATCTCCCGCATTTTGTCATTAACAGCTTTTTTCTGCTCTTCAAATTTTCTTGAAACTGTATTTTTTATTTCTTCTACCTTGTTGTCGGCTGAAGTTTTGGTTTCTTCCCACCATTTCGTTATACCGGACCAAGTTTCTTTCATCTTTTGAACGACATCATCTTTCATTACTTGGTATTTGGATTTTATCTGACCAGTTTCCCAATCAACTTGATTTGCGTGTTCCCCAGCTTGGGATTTTGCTTCACTCACAATTTCCTTATGCTTATCTCGTGCTGTTGAAACAGTGCTGTCATACTGACGTTTGGCTTCGGCAATTACAGCCTCAGCTTCTTGTGCATTTAAACTGCCTATCTCATCGCGTTGTCTAATGGCTTCTGCTATTTTGTCATTACGTGTCTTTTCCGCATCTTTAATGACTTTATCTCTTGTTTTAGCACTATTTTCAACAACTTCTGCTGCTTGTCTTGCGGATATTTCACTAGCCTGTACACGCATATTCTCAAGAATTACTTTTTGCTCCATCTGATTTTGTGTCATGTGCTGAACAGCTATTCTATCCATTTCGTCTTGTAAAGCTTGAATAGCAACATTCTCACTATGTGTCTTT